GTACCTGATGAACCACTAGTACCTGATGAACCACTAGTACCTGATGAACCGCTAGTACCTGATGAGCCTGACGAGCCACTAGTACCTGAAGATCCTGAAGTACCTGATGAACCTGAAGTACCGCTTGAGCCACTAGTACCTGATGATCCTGAGGTACCTGATGAACCGCTAGTACCTGATGAACCGCTAGTACCTGATGAACCGCTAGTACCTGATGAACCACTAGTACCTGATGAACCACTAGTACCTGATGAACCTGAAGTACCTGATGATCCTGAAGTACCTGAAGCACCATTATTACCTGGTTTTCCTGGTGGGCCTGAAGTACCACTAGATCCTGAAGTACCACTAGAACCACTTGTACCTGATGAACCTGAGGTGCCTGACGAGCCACTAGTACCTGAAGATCCTGAAGTACCTGATGAACCTGAAGTACCGCTTGAACCTGATGAACCACTAGTACCTGATGAACCACTAGTACCTGATGAACCACTAGTACCTGATGAACCTGAGGTACCACTTGATCCTGAAGTACCTGATGATCCTGAAGTACCTGAAGCACCATTATTACCTGGTTTTCCTGGTGGGCCTGAAGTACCACTAGATCCTGAAGTACCACTAGAACCACTAGTACCTGATGAACCACTAGTACCTGATGAACCACTAGTACCTGATGAACCACTAGTACCTGATGAACCTGAGGTACCACTTGATCCTGAAGTACCTGATGATCCTGAAGTACCTGAAGCACCATTATTACCTGGTTTTCCTGGTGGGCCTGAAGTACCACTAGATCCTGAAGTACCACTAGAACCACTTGTACCTGATGAACCTGAGGTGCCTGACGAGCCACTAGTACCTGAAGATCCTGAAGTACCTGATGAACCTGAAGTACCGCTTGAACCGGATGAACCACTAGTACCTGAGGAACCGCTAGTACCTGATGAACCTGAGGTGCCTGACGAGCCACTAGTACCTGAAGATCCTGAAGTACCTGATGAACCTGAAGTACCGCTTGAACCTGATGAACCACTAGTACCTGATGAACCACTAGTACCTGATGAACCGCTAGTACCTGATGAACCGCTAGTACCTGATGAGCCTGACGAGCCACTAGTACCTGAAGATCCTGAAGTACCTGATGAACCTGAAGTACCGCTTGAACCTGATGAACCACTAGTACCTGATGAACCACTAGTACCTGATGAACCGCTAGTACCTGATGAACCACTAGTACCTGATGAACCTGACGAGCCACTAGTACCTGAAGATCCTGAAGTGCCTGATGATCCTGAAGTACCGCTTGAGCCACTGGTACCTGAGGAACCGCTAGTACCTGAGGAACCGCTAGTACCTGAGGAACCGCTAGTACCTGATGAACCTGAAGTACCGCTTGAACCTGATGAACCACTAGTACCTGATGATCCTGAGGTACCACTTGAACCTGATGTTCCTGATGAGCCTGAAGTACCTGAGGAACCGCTAGTACCTGATGAACCGCTAGTACCTGATGAGCCTGACGAGCCACTAGTACCTGAAGATCCTGAAGTACCTGATGATCCTGAAGTACCGCTTGAGCCACTGGTACCTGAGGAACCGCTAGTACCTGAGGAACCGCTAGTACCTGATGAACCGCTAGTACCTGATGAACCTGAAGTACCGCTTGAACCTGATGAACCACTAGTACCTGATGATCCTGAGGTACCACTTGAACCTGATGTTCCTGATGAGCCTGAAGTACCTGAGGAACCGCTAGTACCTGATGAACCACTAGTACCTGATGATCCTGAGGTACCACTTGAACCTGATGTTCCTGATGAGCCTGAAGTACCTGAGGAACCGCTAGTACCTGATGAACCGCTAGTACCTGATGAGCCTGACGAGCCACTAGTACCTGAAGATCCTGAAGTACCTGATGAACCTGAAGTACCTGATGAACCTGAAGTACCGCTTGAGCCACTAGTACCTGATGATCCTGAAGTACCTGATGAGCCTGAGGTACCGCTTGAGCCTGAAGATCCACTGGTACCTGAAGATCCTGATGAACCTGAAGTACCTGATGAGCCTGATGAACCACTTGATCCTGATGTACCTGAAGATCCTGATGAACCTGAAGTACCTGAAGAACCTGATGAGCCACTAGTACCACTTGAACCTGATGAACCTGAAGTACCCGATGAGCCTGATGAACCTGAGGTACCGCTTGAGCCTGAAGATCCACTAGTACCACTTGAACCTGATGAACCTGAAGTACCTGATGAGCCTGATGAACCGCTTGAACCTGAATCACCTCCTGTACCACTAGTACCAGATGTGCCACTTGAACCATCAATACCATCAGTACCACTAGTACCAGAGGTACCATCAGAACCATCAGTACCACTAGTACCAGAGGTACCATCAGAACCATCAGTACCATCTTGCCCGCTAGTACCAGAAGTACCTGAAGTACCATCACCTGAAGTACCAGATGTTCCAGATGTTCCACCAGGTCCACCAGTTCCATCATTATAATCCAACATCAAACACACTTCTTCTTCTAATGAAAAAGGGATGTTTTCAGATTTTGCAATTGCCCCTGGTGTAAGGTTAAAAGTTACGTAGTTAGAATTTTCTGTTATAGATGTATAAGAAAATATTGCATAGCTAGTAGGAAACTCTTTACTATACAGTGTTATAGTGCCTTTACTGCTAGTATTTAAATAATTCGATAAGTCGTTCCGAGATAGATCTGATTTGTTTATATCAATTCTACTAACGTTTGCTACTTTTAGGCTGTTATATAAACTTATTCTTCCAGAAACAGGAACCGTAGAGGTACTTGATAGCTTGTAAGGAATACAAAATGCTCCTAAGTTTCTGTCTATAATAAATTTTTGTGCCATAAACTAGTGGTTCTTCGTTATAAATATTCAAGGCTTATAGTACCTTAAATACTTTTCTTGAAGATATTTTCCCAAACCGTGGAATTTTTCATTTTTTTCTTTTAAAAAGACTATATTACGATTAATATAATATACTTGTTTCTCTTCTCCAACCAATGTCCAAGGAATATTGAAAGGAGTCCACATTTGAAAATTAATTGTTGGGGATTTTTGAACTAGATTATCATAGTCTGATTTTGATATCTCAATGTATATAAATTCGTTTTTCTTTTTGCAAAAGTATCTTCTAAACTCACCTAATTGGTAATCAGATTCAGTAGGTTGGGTATAGAATAATTGAGGGTTATTTCTTAAATTATTTCCAGTAATTCCTTTTAAAGCCTTATAATTTTCATTTGCAAGGTTATCTTTAATGAAAACTTGGGTTTGATTTACCTGAATGGGTTGATTAGGTGGAGGGATTAAGAGGAAATTAGGTTTGTCATCAGGGTTTTTACCTGTAAAGATTTGGCCCGTATAAATTCTATAATAATATCCGATGTAGGGTTCTAGGGTGTTTTTAATTACATAGTCTTTCCCAGCAGTATATAAATTGGGTTGTATTCTACTTTTGGGAATATATGGCATACCAATAAATATAGATTAAGAATTGTTTCTTTTTGCTTTAGGCATAAACTGTCCCTCAATATTAGTTACCCACCCATTATCATCAATTGTGTGATTAATACCTTTAATAATAAATTCAATATTATCTCTATAACTTTGAGGGAGGAAATCATCAGTAATAGTATATTTTTGGAATATTTTCATTCCTGAAAGTCCATCTAATGTAAGGGATAAAGAAATAGGTATTAAAATAGGGGCTGTAAAACCAGGTGTAGATTGAATTTTTTCAGCACTATCATTTTTAAAATATTTATTTATGTCTGTAGATAATTTGGTAAAATCTTCATCGTATATAAAATTAGAATAAAGGTAAGCGGCTTCATTAGCATTATATTCAGTATTGGCAAATGCTTCGTTTATTTCAGCTTCTTTATTTTCTTCTTCAACTGTTTTACTTTTTGGGGATTGTTTTTCAAGAAAAATTCTGTCAGTATATCCTATATTCCAATTAGAAAAGGGAGTTGCATTAGAATCTGTTTGTGTATCATTTGCTTGTGCTCCTATGGCTATTTGAGTTGCAAAGTTAGGGGGAAGAGTAGATTTTATCGATACGTTTTTTACAAAACTACCAATTTTAATACCATTTAAACCTTCAACACCATTATTGTGTAAGTATCCAATTTGAAATTTAGAAGGAATTGAGGGTTTCTCAAGTATAGGGTCTGAATTTCTTTTATTGACTATGTGGAGTATGTTAGTGTCAGTATCTACAAAAGGGGTAAATTCTGTTTGGTTAGATAAAGAGGAATTAATTCCTGTACATATAGCTGTTAGAAAATCTATTAAAGCAAGTTCACCTTCACTGTTTATGGTGTTTCTAAGGAGAGAATAAAGATTATCTATACCTAAATAGATATGCATAAAATTATATTCATAGTCAGATTTTCCAAACCAATCCTTTCCTAATACGTTATTAAGAGATGTAAAATTTATTTTCTTAGTATTAGTACCATATAAGAACCCTTTCCGTTCAAATGATGATTTAAATCGAGACGGGATAGCACAAATTGAAGGATTTGAGGAAAATAAATCTGTTAAAGGTATAAAACATTTATTATCATTATAATCCCAATCTATAGATATTATAGGAGGATTATTAATTTCATTAGTATTATATAATAAAAGAAAATTTTGAATTATTCTTAATAAAGCTCCAAATTTTACATAGAACACTCTATCAGAATCAGAATCTTCGGATTTTGAATCAAAGCTTTTAGGTTCTATAGCAACTATTTCTCTAGGGGGTATGCTAGTTTGGTTTTTTGGATCATTAAAAGCTCCTGTGCCTACAGAAGCAGCAGTAGCAATATTAGCATTTGTAAGAGATTTGGGTACATAGAAATATTCAAAATTATTGCCATTTTCGGATTCATCAGAAATATCAGATAAAGCTCCTAAATCAGTTTTTGCTTTACGGATTGATCCCAAAAATCCAAAATCTTGACTTAATACTTTTTTAAAACTTGATAAAATTCCTCCTATAGTTGTAGATTCTATAGGATCTACTATTCCTGTGTTGTCTTCTCCTTCTTCATCTCCTTCTTCCTTTCTTTTATTAGGGAGAACAACTGAGACAGATAAAGATTCAATTATAGCTCCAGGAGAAATAACTGAGATGGAAATTTCATATTCTCCTGTTGGGGATACACTCCAATCAAAATTTGTTACTCGGCCTATTGCAGCATCGTAATTGCCTGATGATTTTTTACGAGCTTTTGCTATTTCTTTTAAAATGTGGGATTGAGGGTCAGTGTCAGTTCCTTTATCTCCAGTGATGAATTTTCGCAATACACTATCAGTATTATCTGTAATTTGAGTTTCTAGATTATTTTCATCTCTATAATAAATTGTATGTCCCCATTCTAGTAATAAAGTATATCCTATTCTTAGGTAAAGAGATTCAATATGGTCAAATTGTTGGATATTATAACATTTAATTTTAATTTCACCTTCTGTTATAGAGCCATTATTTTTAGGTTTAATATTAAAAGAAGTTACTCCAGGTAAAGGAACTAAACCATAATCCGCAGTTGAATCGAATCCATATGAAGCATTAGCTAATATTGAATCAGTGTAAGTACTTATAAGGCCTCCTTTAGGCTTAGAAGATTTATTAATATTGTTTGCACCCCCAAACAAAACATAGCTTGAAGCTAAAGAATTTCCTTCCGGGAATTCAGATAAAGGGATATTAGGAAGTTTAGCAAGTTTTTCTTGGTCTACATTTACTCCTGAGGATAGCCTTAGCCAACTATCTTTACTTGTAGTATATGTAAGAAGATCATTATCATATGTTGTATTACCTAATTTATTTTGTCTAACAGTAATTTGTTTTTGAACATATTCTTCAAAAACTTCTCCAACGATTTTTCCCATAACTTATTGATTTAAAATATTATACTCTTCTATGATGCCTGACACATTAGATGGAATTCTTATTTGGTGACCCCTTTCAGGATAAATACTATTTGGTTTAAAACGGGGATTTGCTGCAGGAATTATCCACCATAAACTTGTGTCTCCATAATATTGAAAGGCTAATGAATCAAACCTATCTCCTTGTTCCGCTATAATGTATATGTCATTATTATTAAAAGGAATTTCGGGATATTTGGTATTAGCCCTATATCTCTTTCCAGCAGGAGTACGAAGTATTGGTATATTGTTATATCTATCCATTAGTATGAAATAAATTTACTATCACTACTTACTAATCTATTATCATTGCTAGCAATTGGGGTAAAGTTAAATCCACTTATTTTTATTGCTTTTGGTAATTGTTTCCCAGATGTAATATTTTTTGCTTTTTCTTCTTCTGTTCCTCCTATATCAAAACCAGCTTCAAATATTGGGTTTATTGAAAAACCATTAATAATCCCCGGAACGTTGTTAAGATAATCTCCAAATGTTAATTTAACAAAATTACCACGTATATAACCGTTACTACTATAGTTTGGAGCTAAATTTTGAATTAATTCATTTAATTTAGTGTAAATAGGAATCATTTGATCTGGGGTTGTGGCTACAATAGTAAAGTCTAAACTAATGGATCTAGTAAATCCTTTATAACGATATGAAGGGTAGCCTCTGCCTGTGTAAGTAAATGAATCGTATTCAGCTCCTACTTGGTCATTAAAATTATCAACATATGCTTGCCAATATAAATAATTATTTGTTCCAGGGGATTGAGGGTCAACTAAATTTAAATAAAATTTAAATAATTGATCATTATCAGGAGCTTTATTTTCAGTAGAAGTATTTAATTTACTAGTATTAGTAGCATTAAATTTATCTCCCGTATAAGTGTACTGTTTATTCCCGTTAGTAGGAGCACCCAAACTGCCATACCTATTACGTTTAAAATTAGGATTAAGATTATAAGTTCTTTGATTATTAATAGTAGAATACGAACCTGATATGGGTCCAACATATGCTGTCTTAGAAGTTACTGTTTTATTATCACTAGCAACACCATATGTAATAGCATCTAAAGATCCCGAAGGGTTGTTTTGGTTAAAGGTTGTTTTAGCATTAGCTACTTTAACTTGGGAATTTTCTTTAGAGATTTTAACAAGACTTCCACTATCTTCTAATGTGCTTAATGTCTTATTATCATCTTGGGGGCCAAATCTTTTTAATTGAGATCCATCTTCAGGGTTTATACCTAAAATTTCAGGATTAGGGTCTGGGATTAGTATATTGCTTATTTCAGAATATGTAAAGTAGTCATTAGAAACTCCTAATAAATTACTTAAATCTAAAGATGTTTTAGCATTACTAGCTTTTGTTTGAGCTAATTTTTTATATCCCCCTTCAGGATTACCATATTCATTAATACCTGTAGTGTTAGTTGTTCTTTTTATTTTAGTTTTACCTATACCTAATACTGATCCAGGACCACCCCCATATGACAGTATTTCTAAAGGATCTTGAGAAACCAGAGAAACTACAGAAGGTCTACCTCCTAAAATTTTACTATCAAGTAATTCTACTAATCGATTTTCATTAATACTTTCGTTTAGTTTTACAGCATTACTATATCTAATAAGACCTCCATCAGGGAATAAATCTCCTTCAACAACTCCTGCTGTAGGTGAAGCAGGATTAACCCCTAATAAATTTAAATGGGTACCTGAAAAACCAGCTAATGATTGGGCTATTGTAGAAGTAGGTAGATAAACTCCTTGATTAATAGCACCCCCTGCATATGCAGGACCTAATGTAGCTTCTGTTTTTACTGATGTTCTAGAAAGAAGTTGGTTACCTGTGGTGAATAATAGACCTCTAGTAGTTGAAAAGAGAAGTTGTGTTAATCTTGAAGCGTCTTTACCACTATTTCTAATAGCTCCTTGTCTAAGAAGAAAGTCTGTAGAAGCCCCAGGGGTATCCCCTTCAGGTATAGGTTCGGTAATAAAGGGTTCTCTACTACTTCCATTACCTAACCTGTCATTCCCATATTTTAGGGATTTTAGATTAGTTTTGAGGTCTACTAAAGGCATCTATTAGAATGATCGACCTTCAGGAGCATTATTTTTATAAGCCCCAGGAGGTGTAATACCTTTAAGACTTAAGGTTGATGGTGATGGTTGCTGTTTTACAAATGGGTCACCATTTATAGAGTACTCATCATGTAGTTTAGATTGTGCAAAATCTGGTTGGGGGCCTTGTTGACCATTCAAATTTGAGAGAATAGATCCGTTGGCAGTGAAAGAATTTAAAATTGACATAGTTGTTATTTTGTTATAAATATTAAAAATTATTGTAATTTATAAGATCCTACTGATAAAGCGGTTCCTACTTTTGTGCTGTCTAACATAACCGTGCCTTCTTTAGTTAAAATAGCATTTAATGTAGCATTCATTTGATCTAATTTTTCTGCTAAAATAGCATTATCACTATTTTTAGGGGCAGCTTCTTCACCTCCTTCTTCATCTCCTCCTAAAATTGAAGATATACCAGTAGCAACTGTCCCTAAACCCATTAAACCGGCCATTACAGGGAGAGCAGCTATACCTGCTATAGCCATTGCTCCTAATCCTCCTGCAATTGAAAATAAAGAGGCAGCAACTAACATTAACCCAGGGGCTAACCCAGCAAATGTAGCTAAACTAGTTACTACTCCTGTAGAATCAACCCCATTTAACATTTGGAAAGATGCTGCTAAAGGTAGCATAGCTAATCCTAATACACCAATTGCTGCTGCTCCTGCTATTATAAAAGGAGCAATTAATCCTAATCCAGCTGCTGCTAATGATAATAAAGGTAATGCTATTGAAAATGCTATAAGAGCATCTGTGTCTAATCCTTCTAATAAACTAAAAGCAAATGCAGCAGGAACTAAAGCCAACCCCATTACTAATAAAGCAGCTGCACCTTGCATTACTTGAGAGCCTAATTTTCCAATTAAAGCAGCAGTAGTACCAAATATAGCTAAAGCTGCAGAAAATGCTATCATTTGTACGGGGTCTACATTTTCAACCATTTTCATAGCTAAAGCAAATGAGCCCCCTAAAATAACACCTACAATACCTAATGCTAAACCACCTTTTATTACATTTGCAGCTTGTTTGCCTATAGAGGCTAAACCATCCCCCAATCCTTTAAGAAATCCTTTTACTCCTTTACCTTGATCCCCTTTAATACCTTTTGTACTATTAGCTGCGGACTTTACTTTATCTCCTTCTCCCCCCATTAGTCCTTTTGCTGCTCCTTTTATACCCCCTAACATCCCCCCTCCTTCTTTGCCCCCTGCAAATCCTTTTGCTAGATTTTTTGCTATATCTTTAGTAGTGCTAAGAGTACTTTTCATCTCTTTACCCAATGAAATAGCACTTCCTAATATCTTTACTGATATTATAGCTCCTACAGCAGCCATAGTAGTATAAAGTACAAGACTATTATCAAGAAGAGATGCAAAAATACCAAGAGCCGGAGCAAGGGCTGCTGTCATTTTTTCAATTGCTTTTGAAATTTGTTCTTGGGTTCCTAATCGTTTTGCTTCTTCAATAGTAATACCTGCTGCATCTGCTCGTTGTTGCTCTGTTAAGTTTTTATTTTTTTCACTTAACAAAATCATCTTAGCAACATCATCTTTAGACATTCCTAAAGATTTAGCAATAGCTTCTTGTTGGATTCTATTTCCTGAGGAAAATGCTGCTTGAATTTCGGTATTATTGGCTATTTCTTCTGTCAAAGTAACCATATCATTATTTAAAGCAGCCATTCGGGCTTTTTCTAAATTGATTTGTTTACCTGTTAAGAGTTCAGCTTCCATTTCAGCTTCAATAGAAGATTGGAAATTAAGTAAACTATCAGCAATTCCTTCTGCTTTAGCAAGATTAATACCTAAGGCAGCAGCTCCCGCAGCTGCTTTTATAAGACCCTCTTGACCTCCTTTTATACTCATAGATAAAGCATTTGAAGCTTTACCTGCATCTGACATAACTGCCTTTAGGTTTACAGCTCCTTTACCCTGGTTTGCAAAATCTTGTACTATACCCTCAGCTTGTGTTCCTGCTTTTCCTAAATCATCCCCAAATACCTCAGCTCTTAAAGCCATGTTAGCTGTTTCTTCAGCACCTAACCCAAGTAATGTAGTGAGTTCAGTAGCAGCTGTAATAGTATCAGAGCTAAAAGTTGCGGCAACATTCATACCGGTTTCTTTTGTAAGAGAACCAATAGTTTTAGCGGCATCAATAGATGATACCATACTATCATTAAAGGTACCAGCTGAATTGGTCATTTTACTTAAGGTTACAGCTGATACCCCTGTTTCTTGTCTTATTTCTCTTGCACTTTTTTCATATTCACTATATGATTTAGCAATACCCGCTATAATAACTGTAGGATCTGTTATAGTTTCTACTAAACCCTTACCAGCTGATTTGATTCCAGCCATAAGAACTCTAGTTCTACCAAAATTTTGGTTTAATCTAGCAACTTCATCAGCTGCTTTTTCCATATCTTTAGCAACTTGATCTAATTTAAAAGCTTTAGCAAAATCCCCTAAGCTATTTTCAATTCCTTTTAAAATTTTTCCACTAACCCCTAAAGCTCTATTAGATCTTTCCCTAAGGCTAATTTCTTTTTCTATTAAACCTAAAGCTTCTTCTTCTATTTTAAAGTTTTGTTTTGTGGCTTCAATTAATTCAGCTTCGGCTTTAGTAATTTGTTTAGTAGCAACTAATTGGTTAAGTCTTAATCTAACATTACCCGCATGTAATTCCTTTTTATTTTTATCTAAAAGAAGTTCCTTTTTACTTACTGTTAAGGCTTCACCACGTCTTTGAATTTCTGCAACTTGTGAATTAGCTTTACTTCTAATTTGTTCAAGTTGTTGGTCATTTAAGCGGTTTATTCCTTCTTCTTGATCTTGAAGTTTTCGTAATTGACCATCTAATTGACCATATAGAGAGCTAGCTTCTTTTATATTATTTATTTTGTTACCTAGTGCTTCATTACTAGCTCGCAGGGCATCTCTATATTCACCAAAAGAACCTTCTAGTTCATTAGCTGCTGCTCTTGCTTCTTTAGCTGATTGTTCTAAACCCATACTAGTTGTTTGTTATAAATATTAAGGGGATACGAAATTGTATCCCCTTTAATTTTAATATGTTGCTCGTTTAGGTTTTGACTCTTTACTTGAAGATGGTGATTTTTTTATAATACCACTTCTATCTATTACAGTGCTACCTTTAGAATTTGATTTATCATAAGCCTCCTTTTCTTTTTGATAATGTTCATTAATCTGTTGAAAAGTAAAATTCCTTAACCATATAGGCATATTATATACTGTATAGTAATCATACCCACCCTTGCCATGAAAAACTATTTCATGAATATGAGAAAATAATTGTTTTCTATAATTAGAGGTCAGGCCAAAAAAACGTGATACCGACAGGAATGTCAATATCCTTGACATCACCATCTGGTCTCTCTATTTCAAATTTTAAATTTACGTCTGGTTGGGTAGTTTTTATGTGTTCCCTAAATGCTCTAGAATCTTTAGCTAAAAAATAATTATCAACAAATTCCCTTACTGATTTTTTTTCAGCATCACCATTTACTGAAAGAATCATATGTTTTAGTCTAGTTGATAATTCAGGGGAGGCTAATTTATTTAATTTTTTAAGACCTTTAATTTCGTTATTTATTTTTTTATCATCCCCATGGGTCAATAATTTATAAGTAATTAAAGTTCCAGATGTAGGAAGGGTAAAAGAAAATTCATTTTTTCCTTTGGTAAAGTCTTTTTCATTAATCTCTTTACTATCTAATTGGGAAAGATCAACTGTATGGTCTTCTCCTTCATATGTAAAACTATAATCTTTACCGTAACCTAAAACACGGGCTGCTACCATAATAGCATTTTTATCTCCTACGATTAGGTCATTATAATTAATTTTAGTTATAATTAATGCTTTTAATAATTCATCAATTACTGTTCCATTGTTAATATAGTTTTGGTTAGTAAGAATATCTTCTTCTTTAGCCGTCATATATTTCATTTCTATTTTACCACTTGAAAGAGGATTTTCCTCAGGGTAAACTAAGCCTTTTGAAGGCAATTCAACCATTTCGGTTGGAAATTTTAATTCACTCATTTATTAATAACTTTATTTGTTTGATATAAATATATAATAAAACAAAAAAGACGTACCGAAGTACGTCTTTCTTTATATATTTTGACTTGTATTAGAAATTCAACACACAATAATCGGGTTGTACTGTCATTGCGATTTCAACAGCACCTTCTTCATCATAATTGTAATCACCAAATGATGCATCGGTTATTAAAGCACCTTTAATGATCCATTCTGAAACTACATCACCTACAGGACCTAAGACATTTACTGTCATATCCTTTTTGTAAAAATCAGAATAACCATCTCTACCGGTTACTGATTCGTGGTGTAATCTTACCCATTCCATTACTGATTGGGCTCCAGAAGGAGTGATCGCATCAAATAATGTCATTGAGATTGGATCCCATTTAGTTTTGCCTTTTACAAATCTTTGAACATTGATATGATTTAATTCAACTGTACCTTGTGTGACTTTTACTGCTCCTAATCCTTTGATAAGGTAAGCGGGGAATCCATCTACATACAAAACAAATCTATTCTTTTGTTTTGGTTCAAACGGGGTGAAAAATATTTCGTTGGGATCTAATACTGCCATTGTCGTGTTTTATTATAAATATTACAATTTCTAATTCTTATTATGCTGGGAACTCAGCTCCTGTTGGCAATACGTTGAAATCGAGAATTATGAATTCTGCTGTTCTAGTTGGCTGTAAGAAAATCTGGCCTACCATCTGATTTCTATCAATTACATCAGGAGTGTTGTTTGAAGCGTCCATTACTACCTTAAAGGCGTAAACACCTTGTCTTTGTTGTACACTTTCCATGTATGGGTTTACTTGGGCTAAGAAATTGTTTCTTGTTGCTGCTGTATTTTGTTCAAATACTAAGTTGTTAGCAACTTGTCCAATGTAGCTCTTAAGTGCAATTAATAACCTTCTAACATTTACACGATCAAGTGCTGATGCTTTCTTTTGTAGTGTCTTTTGACCAAATACTACTGTTCCTGTTGCAGGGAAATTAGCAATTGGGTTAACATTACTTTCATATAAAGTATCTCGTTGAGATCTTTGTAATTTTCTTTCTGGTCTGATTACTGTATCTAATCCACCTCTATTAATACCTGCAGGTGCGAACCATGGTTCAGCTGCATTATCTGTAAAGGCGAAAACACCTGGAATTAATGTTGAAGCTGGTACCCAATTTTGTTTTCCTGTATCAGGATTAATAATTTGACACCAAGGCCAGTATGAAGCTGCATAGCTAGAGTTAATGCCTGAAGTTTGGTTAGTAGTGCCAGTTATAGTAGATCCATATTTTGAAAGATCAACTACAGCAATTGCATCACCTCTGTTTTGGGTATTAGATATTAATGTGTTTAATACGCCAGTATGTGCTGCTACACCGTGGATCAATCCAGGAGCAGTGATTACGTTGTATTGATATTCATCGTTGTTAGTTAACAAACTAAACACATCACTATAATCTTCGGCTCTTAAGCCTTGAGTATTAGTATCAATTTTTTCATTAAATAAGGCTGCTTCTGATCCTGTAAGTGCTCCTATAGCACCTGCAAACGAGCCACTTGCTACAACTGGGATGGATTCTTTAAATGCATCACTAGCAGCATTGCCTATATTATTGAAGAAATTAGGAGTTGGAGATGATACTTCATCTACATAAACATAATTACTCTTATTAGCATATGATCCTGTTATTTCGAGATACTTGTTTCCATCAGCATCTGAAACTAAGGCTTGCTTTTGATCACCTATTACTTTAGCAATGTAATTGTCTTGGAAAGGATCGAGTGATATACCTGCGTATGTTTCTAATACAATTTTATCATTAGTTAAATCATTACCTTGTCTAATCAAAAGATTAAATGTGCCTGATCCTGTATCTGCAAATGAGATTTCCCATCTAACATTATCATCAGTGCCTGTTGATAATTGACCGTCACTTCCTAAAGTACCATTACTATTCATAATAGCACCTTCAGAGATAGTTTTTAATTTAAAAGCAGCAGTACTTGGAGGATTATCAGCAATATCGGCTGCAACTAAAGTTAATACTAAGTTTCCAGTACCTGTACCGGATCCTATAGCATTATTCAATTCAGCAGCGGTAAACGTAATTGTATCCCCAATAACATAACCACTTCCTCCTGCTGCAGCAGTAGCTGCTGTAACTCCAGAAGCACCGTCTCCACCTGCAAAGGTAAAATTAAAAGTAGCATTAATACCTGATCCATCTGTAGAAGAGGCTGTAATAGCAGTTAAAGTGGCGGCATCATAATTGTTACCAATTCCTGAAAGTGATGATGAAAGTGAATTTATTGTGCTTATATCACCAACAGTAGTTCCATTAGCAATAGAAGCTGTTGCAGGTGTAAATGAACCTGTTGTAACTCGAGTTACTAATAAAGTATTACCACCATTTTGGAAGTAATTATATGCTGAATTGCCTGTTAGGTAAGAATAAACTCTACCTCCACTTACAAAAGTAGAACCAAATTTATTCACATATTCACTATAGGAAGTGACTAAAGTAGGGATTTCAACAGGACCTTTAACAGCAGGGCCTACGATTGCGGCTCCTACTTCTACAGGTTGTTGGGTTATGAATGACTGGTCGTTTTCTCTTGTAAATACTCCAGGTGATACTATTTGTTCTGCCATTTTGATATATTGTTAAAATATTTTATTCCGTTTTTGTAAACGTTCCCGATTCTAAATCAACCGTTCCGTTTCCATATTTTTGTGTTAGTTCTTGTCCAGTTTTTGTTTCTTCTTTTTGCAACTCACCCATAGTTTCCACTAATTGGTCTTTTTGTAACTCCAACAACTGTACTTGGTATTCTATTTGACCAAATTGGCCAATAAGAGCCTGTTGTTGGTTTTGCAACTGTTTGATAGAATCTAATTCTTCTTGGGATAACTTAATTTGTTCACTCATTTTTAATAAATATTTAAATTTTAGGTTGTAACTATTTGCTATAAATATCAACTTTTTTCTAAAAAAACATTAGATGAAAATATTTGTGTCAGTATTTTGAGGATTTCGAGTATCAATGGGTTTATTTATCTGAGCTTCGTTAAGATCATTTAGATTAGCTGTAGTTTCTTGTTGAATAACAACCTGAGAGTAGCTAAAGCGTTTCTTATCTACTGTAAGATCCTTTTGTGGGATATCTGGTATGATGTATCCTTTTAGGTTTATATCAAATGATGCTCTAACAGTACGTTCTTTACCAGCACTAACTTCGGTTATAGTAGTAAATGAATCTATATCTGCTTTAAATTTAAATCTTTCAGGATTCCCCCAATATGAGTTAGCAGCATAATTCATAGCTTCAACAATTTTATTTAATTGTTCTACATAATAAGTGTAAGCTATACAACTATAAGTAATGTTTACATAGTTAGGTACCACTACAGTGTTAAATTCTTTAACAGGAACCCTATTATTTAAAATGTTAAATTTATCGTAAGCGTTCTGTCTATTATATGAAGTTTGAGTATAAGCTACATTAACAGGATGATTAGCATCTAATTTATTATATAAACCCTTTATAGGAGTTAAAGTATTACGCTTAAACATAATGACAGGAGACATAAGTTTACCTCTTTGGTCTCTCATATACCCATCACGTTGTACTGTTTTCCATCTTTCAGGTGAACCATAAACAAGAGGAACTTCTATACGCTGTCCATTTTGTACTACAAAAGGTTTGATAACATTTACAAAGTAGTACATTATAGATTCATCTATGTCTTTAATGCCTACTGAGAATGGTTTTGAAGTATCATCTCTAAGGGAGTTTTTATTCCCCCTATTAAGTTCTTGTGATTGATTTGGATTACCTCTTGTTGTATCAAAAGGTTCAATTAACCCATTAGCAATTTCTGCTTGAGTTTTTGGTGTTGGTATTCTTCCTTTAGTAGCCATTATAATCTTACTCTTTTAATACCCGGTTTATCTCCAGGAACATAATGTGTTTCACAGATTATAGAGAAATTAGATCCAAATATTTCTAATCCTGGGTTGAGTGGGTTAACGTTATAAGGGAAATCTGGATCCTTACCTACAACAAATTGGTTAGCATTAGTATTATCTATTTCATAATATCCACCATAATATAAAATTATATCTCCTACTTCAGGTACTACACTAGCATCCTGTAAATCCTCACGTAAAAATTTAAAAGTAATAGGCCATTCAAAATCAGGAAGACCCATATCATCAATTGGGTTAGTTTGATTTTGTCTTTCAATTAAGCAATTAAATAATGTAGGACCATCATAATACTTATCTTCAGCAGATTCACCATAAATGTTTATAGTAGTTTGATCTAGTCTGTATTTGTAGAATGCACACTCTTGAGTAACAATGTCACCCAACAACTCTCTATTAACAGTTGTAAATAAGTTTACATCTCTTTGTCTTCCGAAAAATGCCATTAGCCTATAAAGATTGTCCAAGGTGCTGCACTAAGATCTTTCTGTATAAACTCGGCATTTGCTGCTTTCTTTTCTAATAACCTATTTCTTGATGTTTCTTCTAAGTATGCTCTTAATCTTTCAATTAAAGCAACTTTACCCTCATTAGCAGATGCTATTAAATCTGATTGATTAAGAGTAACTTCAGCTCCTGGGATTGGTACTGTTGTGTATTTTCCTCTTACATATCCTAGCATTTCTTTAGATAAAGCTAAAGTATATTCAAATATCCATTGTCGACCAATAGAATTAATATAGGAGTAAGTAGGATTGGTATAAGGTACGGTTGAAACATCTGTCACTACACCTACTCCCATACTGCCTGATACTACAGGGTCGTTTCTATCTGATTTTAAGATGTATTTGAAAAATAATTTATCTCCTGTTTTAGTAGGGATTGGGAATATTCTTAATTGATTATTTATTAATTCAAAGCTAAAATTAGATTTTCTGATAGTATCATTAAATTCAATAGCTTGAAGAATTTGTAAATCATAATTGATAGGCATCATCATAAAATTAATACCAGGAGAAAAACCTCCAAATCCGAATTGATCTAATAATCCCCCCACATCTGAACTTCCTACACCTGCGTATGGATCAAAATATCTTGTAATTGCAGGGGTAGATTCATAGAATACTTGTTTAATTTCTAAATCCCCTGCTTCTATGCCTGAGCCTGTAGCCCAAGCAGTCATATCATATTCTTGGGTTCCTTTTACTAAAGGTAAGCTACCTTCTTTCCAACTTACTGTTCCACCAACACCTGCTTCTTCACCATATTGTTCAGATAAACGAACAACTCCTGCTAAATTTGGTTTTTGTAGCTTATAATTTAAAAGTGAACCTGTTGATGACCCCTCCAGTGAAAGATAATTTTCACTTGCTTGGAAAGCGTATACTTCATTACCATACGTGGTTACTGCTTCTTCAAACGCAGCGTAAAAACTAATATCTTGTAATTCAACATCTGTTAAAGGATATCCTAAACGACGAGCACAAAATACAGCTACTTTATCAGCATCAGTTTGAAATTCAGTATCACTATCATAAAAACCGAATGGTGTTTCACCCGGGGCAAATGAAGATGAACCGGGCCAGATGGGAGTATTGGGCATGTTGTTTTGTTATAAATATGGTAAAATTTATAACTCTTACCTTTAATTAATCTCAATTAAAACTGTATCATTAGGATTTATCATAATGTTACCTTTATTAGTAAGGTATACTTTATAAAGGATCCTCAGGAAACCACCCGTTTTCAATCATATATTCTCTATTATGCACAGTTACAGTACTAGGAATAATAGTTTCAAATCTCACTTCTTTAGAATTAAGAACATAAGCCGAAAGTGTTCTAATTTCGTTTTCAGTAAGTTCTGTGAATAATGAAGTTAATTTTTCTAGAGTTGCTTGAGGGTTTACAATTATGTTATAATTAAGGTTAACTTGGAGAGCATGTTGGGTGTTATCAGGATGTGAGATAACTTTAAATAATTTTCCCCCCCTTTGATAGTTTTTTTGAATAGCTATAGGAGAAGTAATATTATAAAGTTCTTCACTTATTCTGTTAGCTCTTTGTTTTGAATTTAGGATTCCTTCAGGAAGTATAATTATATAATTCATTAGTAAATTTGATAATACCCATTAATATCATTTTTGATTCCAGTTTCATTACCGGCAGCATATTGATCGTTAGTCCATAATATAGTTTCTTGGAGTTTAAATCTTGATCTCCAATAAGTTTGATTCGTAATGGCTAAGCTATCTACATTACCTGGGTTGAGGGATGAGGCGAATTGGGGGTTAATACCTTGGTTTACTGAACCATAACTGTTACTACCATTTATTGCTCCAAACCATAATTGACCATTCCCTGCTGTAGATCCAGTAAGGGCAACCGTAGTATTCCCTATAGAATAGGTCCCATTTCCTGTTTTAAATATGTTAGTTAAAATGTTTGCATAAGCATTAGTAACTTGACCCACAGCAATTGCAGAATAAGGTTGAGTAAGAGATATTGTTGGAGAGATATACATATGTCCTCCATAAGCTGTCCCATCTATAATAGGTTTCCCATTTTGTCCTGTTAAAACTACCCCAGAAGAAACTATTGTAGGTTGATCAGAGGTAGCTGTTGAAGTAGGGGTTTCTGCGTGGAGATTATTACCGGATTGATCATAAAGAATAACAACAAAACAATCAGAAGTACCTGCAAAAGTAGTTAAAGTAGAAGTATCTAAGTTTCCATCTGCATCAAAACCTATATCGGTTTCAACATTATCGGATCTTCTAACTCTCATACTAGAAGTTGCATTATAAGAAAGTTTTCTAATAGAATAGGCTGCTTTAATCCCGTTACTGTATATGTCAGCTATTCTAGCTTCTGCTGCTTGTTCTTCCCATGTCATTTTAATACTCATAGGTAAAGTTCCAACAGTTCTGTTTTTCATATAATTAACTATAGCAGTTTTTCCATCTAAAAAAGAAGTATCATCATTTAATTCTTCTACTTGAATCCACCCAGAATCGTTGGGATCTAGTAAAGCAGATTCAGCACGATATATAATTCTTTTAATTATATTTCCTGTTCCGGGAGTATTACTTGAAGCACTTATAGCTAATCCATCTCCCTCAGTTTGAGCTGTATAATAAAATTCAGTAGTTGTAGTTGACCCACTTCGGTAATTTTCAGCCTCAACTTGATATCTATTATGGTATTGAGTTATACCTATAACGTTACTTTGGAATGTTACAGAATCCTCAATCGTTATAGGTGAGTTACCTTTAAGGTGTGAGAATGAACCTGTTACTGCTGTTACTGTGTCTGTTGATATGATTGAGCCTGTAACTGTAAATGAACCCGAAATTATAGCACTTCCTGTATATGGGAAATCGGATACTCCAGACAAGCCACTTCCATCTCCACTAAAAGTAGATGCGGTAACAGCGTTTTGTACCTCAACACTACCTGTTACAATTAAGCCGTTTTTTGCGAGTAATCCGTTTGCCATTTAATTTTTATTCTTCGGGTTCAGGTGGGTACCAATTACTAGGAAGTGAGCCTGTAGTTGGGTAAGGTACTTCCTCATCATCTTGAAAGCATAGTGCTGCTTGGGTAGGGTCAGAGTAATCTGTAATCCAAGACCACCAGTATTTTGTAACCGGACCACACCCTTTTTCTAGAGCTTCATTGCGAGAAATAAGTTCCGCGATTTGTGGAGTTGTGATATAATATTTCATTTATGAATAAATATTAAAGTATGAGTTGATGTTGGTTTCAATGCCTGTGCGGTTGGCGGATTGGTTGCTGTCATAAAATACAATTTCATACATAAAACCTCCTGTATACTTAACACCTGAAGTGCCTCGCACCGAAATTCCACCAAGTCTCACTATTGTTGCAGTTGATGCAAAGGAACTTGCTGTTGCGCCTTGTATTGCTGCTTCCGAACCATTTACTGTGTCAATAGTTGTATACGAAAGTATAAATCGAGATGTTGAAGGGTAGCCCGCGTTTACACTGAATTGCCCGCCGTTTACTATTTGTAGATAAATACCATATTCGCCGTGCATTCCATTATTATACGTTCCAAACATAGGGTCAATAAACCCACCTGATGTATCTGTCACGGCAAAATAACTTCCCGCAGTTCCATTACCTGCAAAAGATGAAACTGGCAATGTTCCGCTTGTTCTTGTATCAATATATGGTTTACCGTTTCTTGTCAACACGCCCGTTGTCCCGTCATAAATCTTCGGTTGGTTTCCAACAGTACTTTGTGTCGCATTATTTCCATTTCCGCTTTGATCATACCACGTAACAACTAAACCATTATTAGCGCCACAATGTGAAGCAATAGAAGCAGTATCTAAATCTCCATTCGAATCAAATCCGATATCTGTTTCGGTATTTGTACCGTCTTCGCGGATGCGGAGAGCGGAGCCTGTGTATGCTGTAGTAAGTTGACGTACTGAGTATGCTGCTGCTGCTCCGGAGTATTCTGCTAGGAGGCCGGTGTCGTAGATATTATAATGGGTATTAATGTTAGTTTCAATACCTTCACGGTTAGAAGATTGGTCAGATTTATAAAAAATAATTTCTTGAGCTCTACCAGCATAATTAAACCAATTTGATCCCATTATAACTTTAACATAAAAGGTACCATTTACTGTTGGTGAATTTGTAATATCTCCATTTAAGTACAAAGGAGTAGAATTATTAGTACTTCTAATATGATTTTGTAAAACTAAAGTACCTCCGGGGATATTAGGGATACTATAACTATATAATCCTGTAGAATTTATTAATCTCCAATTAGTATTTATATTAGAAAAATAAACCCAAGTTGTTTGTTCTGCTCCACTAGCATCACCCCCCCAAGGGTTATCAGTACCAACAGTTGTACATAAAGTAAAGTGTGAAAATTCTGATGAGAGTTCTATAGTAGAGTTGAGTAACAATTTTGATGAATTTGTACCTTGGATTGCAGGGTTTCCCCCTTCAAAAATTACGTTACCATTTGAAACTATTTGGGGTTGGTTTGCTGCTGCAGTTTGGGTTGCATCATTATTGTTTCCGCTTTGGTCATACCAAGTAACTACATATCCATTGTTAGAACCACAATGTGCTGAAAGAGTGCTAGTATCTAAATTATTATTTATGTCAAATCCTATATCAATTTCGGTATCAAAACCATCTTCTCTAACTCGAATAGCACTTCCAGTGTGGAGGGTAGATAATTTTCTTAATGAAAAAGCTGCTTCTGCGTTATTATAAGTATCTAACAAAGGAATAGGTGCATTAGGATTAGCTATAGGAATAGGGGCTCCTAATTTATTAAACTTTTTAGCATATCCTGTAAAGTTGAATCCAGCGGCATTTTCTATATCTAAACTAACTATACTACCTGTTAATGTAGCACTTAATATAGGATCACTACCAATTCCACCCCCAGGTATAGTCAAATCGTTATAACTTAACTCAGTACCATCGTGTGCATACATAAAGGTACCTACTCTAGAACCACTATTTAAGTTTGTTAATCTATAATCTATAATCATCCCATTAACTGAAGATGGGATTTCAGTTACATTTATGCTAGAAGTATAGCTGATATCCTTCGATATAGTTTGAAGTTCAACTTCATTTATACTGTGAATGGTAGCATTTCCTAATACATCTAAACCTTGAGCATGTTGGAAAGTAACAGGATCTTGAATCGTTATAGGTGAATTACCTTTAAGGTGTGAGAATGAACCCGTTACTGCTGTTACTGTATCTGTTGATATGATTGAGCCTGTAACTGTAAATGAACCCGAAATTATAGCACTTCCTGTATATGGGAATGGGTCCGTTTCAATACCTGTGAGATTGGAGCCGTCGCCGTAGTATGTGGAGGCAGTAATATAGCTTAAAGATGTGATGTTCCCTGTTATTCTAGTGTTACCTATTACATCTAAATTAGTACTTGGGGATGAGGTTCCTATACCCACATTACCGACACCATCTAATACTAAACTAGTTGCCGAAGGGAAATTAGTTGCCGTAGCAGGATTAGACATAGGTTGTATACCAAATTTTTTATTGCTAGGGTAGTAAAACCCCGCAAAGCTTCCCCCTGCTAATAAGGATAATTGTGCTCCGTCTGTTCTATTTAAAGAAATATTAGAGGGGCCCCCTGTGGATTCTATATAAATTTTACCATCATCTGATGCTATACTACTGCCGCTTTCAAAATACATCGAAGAATTCCCACTATGTACTTCTAGACCTGAATTGAAGGCGGTATTTCCTGTCACATCTAAGCTACCACTAATTACAGCACTTCCTGTATATGGGAATGGGTCTTCATTAAATGATGATGTAGGAGTTGCAACCGCATTCCAAGTGCTACCCCCTACCCAAGCATAACCTGGGGGGAGGTTGGGTACGTCATTACTTCTGCCAGCACCTATAATAGTAATTTCTCCATTATTTTGAGAATTACCTACTCTAGCTATTTTTTGGATTAAAGCTGAGCCTGTAGGGCGGTCTTTTGTTAAAATTCCTTCTCCAACATATAAACTGTCATTTACTGAGTATAAAGAAGTGTTATATCCTCTTAAAGCTCCTAATATGGTAGCATGACCTTGTTCATTAGGAGCTAATTCTTGGCTTAAAACTCCAACTGCGGGCATTGAGCTAGATATCGAAGCAGAAGAAGGAGAAATTTGAAATATAGAAGCTCCTTGAAATCCACTTATATATACAGGAGTTCCTAATGCTAATGTAGTTCCAGAAGTATTTTTTACATCTAAATTAGTTCTATCGGCCCAATCAAAAAATAAATTACCACTCCCATCAGTAGTAATTAATTGTTTTTCATCCCCATCAATAGCAGGGTAATTAAGTCCTGAGGCTGTTAAATATTGTATTTCTGTAGATCCCGTAACTACTAAACTACCACTAATTATAGCACTTCCTGTATATGGGAATACATCGGGAGAATTTAAAGCATAAGAAGCTGTTAAAGCATAAGAGGCAGATATAGATGAAGTTGCTAATCCTGATTCTTTAGCATAATCAGCATAAGAAGAAGATACTTCTTTTACAATCTCATGAGAAGCAGATACAGCATATTCAGCATACGAAGCAGTTATTGAATAGGAAGCACTTACAGGGAGAAAAACAGATCCAGTACCATCATATATAATAGTACCGTCTGTTTGTAATACCCTTTGATAAGTATTTTCTATATTTTGCCCTGTTAAATCAGGTAATGCCATCTTAACCTATTTTGGACAACCCTGTTAATACTCCTTCAATGATTGTTTCCTTTTGGTTAGAGGTAATTTCATTTTCTTGTAAGTAAGTACCAACAAGATTGTTGAGTTTATCTTTTTTAATTGAGAGGTTTTCTAAATTAATATCTTCTTTGATCAACAACCGTAGTAGGGTAATGATATGTTCCCTTTCGTGAAGAGTCACGCTATTTTTAACATTACTTACAGAAACTGCAGGTTTTGATTCAGTTAAGACTTCAGTGTCTTGTTGAGATTTAACTTCTACAGTAATTTTTCGTGAAGTATCTACAGTAAACTTAGATTCCCATGGGGTAAAATAAGTATCATCTGCTATTACTTCAAGTTTAATATTACCCTTAATATTTTCGTCTAAAAGACCTTTTAATTTTTTAATGGGGATCTGACATTTACCTGTTGAGCTAATGGTACCCTTAAACATAAGATTTAAGTCATCAGATTCTACTAGCAGACGGGCATGACTATTTTTTAAAGAAGCACCTTCCAGTTTTATATTACACTCAAAGAGCTCTGTTTTATCAGTAAATAATTTATACATCACATATCAATTTTAATATCAACCCCCAATACTTCTTTAGCAACCAGGGCTACGTCCGTAATACGTATTTGCCTTTTTTTTATCTCTTTAGTTTCTTTATATTCTATACCTTCAATTTGGCATATAAGTTTTATAAACTTTTTCTTTTTCTTTTTATCTTTAAAAACTTCACCATAGGCTTTACCTGCCCTTAATACTTCTGCAACTAAAGCACAATCATCCCAAGTAAAGGGGTTTTTACTTTGTCTTGCTCCAAATGGATTTGTATTCCAAGCAAAATTAGCGTTTCCCCATTCAAAAGGTGTTCTTGAAGCCATTAATTTTTTAATAAATATTAAAAGGTGGGATAATCCTCATAATATCTGCGTAAATCTTCTACAATTTCGTTTCGATGGTTTGATGTTAGTGTAATCGCTTCAAGATTTTTTACTTTACGAGATGCTTTATATAGGAATTTAAAGCCAGAATCTGATTTTTTCTTTAGATCTGTTTGGTGGGCATCTCCACAAACCATCATTTTAGAACGAAGACCTAAACGTGTAGTAATCATTTCCATTTGATCATGGGTTACATTCTGTGCTTCATCTACGATAACACATGAGTCTAAAAATGTTCTACCTCTCATAAATGATACAGGTACAATTTCTATTTTACCATCTGCTATAAGTTTTTCAACTTTAGCTTTATCATACAACATAAATAAATTTTGATAAATAGGTTGAACCCAGGGATCCATTTTTTCTCTTAAATCACCTGGGAGGAATCCTATTTCTTCTTTACTTACAGTAGGTCTGGTAATAATAATTTTAGTGTAAATTCTTCTAAGAAGACCATCTAATGCTACCTGGCAGGCTAATAGCGTTTTACCTGATCCAGCTTGACCTGCTAAAAGTGTAATGGTATTATCTAAGATCAACTGTTTAGCTTCCTTTTGCTCTTCGTTTAATTGAATTTTAAACTTTATAGGATTTTTTACTACCTTTTTTTCTCTAAAAATTTCTTTGGCTTCAGCGGTCATATTGAAAT